CCACTCTGTGCAACTGCGCAGGGTTATTTTTCAGGCGGAAAATATGAAATTAACGGATTTTTTTCAACATAAGTTCAATTCTGATCCCTTTGCCATTCTGGATTCGGGTGCCGATGAGTTATCAGACCTCGCTAAAGCAGCTGGTATCAACTGGCACGAATGCGCGCATGAAGTTCAGTTAACCACTACCCGTGGCCCATCAGCTGAACGATTTTCTAAATATGCTGGTCATGCTCCTGCTGTCACCGAACTGAAGCTAAAAGGCAAGGTTGATATATATTCCCGCATGGAAGTCAGTAAGGACGGCATAAGATACCCGTTCGTGAACTTCGTTCATAAAGGTTCCGATGCAGGCGTATGGAGTGGATATCAGTACCTGCTTTCCGAGTTCCGCCGTTATCAACAGCAATACGGTGGGACCACGGTCCCACTGTCTCAACGAGAAATTGAACAGCGTCAACGTGCAGAAGCACGTCGTAAAGAACGCGAACGCCATGCTAAAATCGCGTCTTTGATGGAATCACAACGACGTGATGCAGACCTGAATGAGTACCTCCAGTTTAGCCAGGCATTTGCTGAAGCACCGCTGGAAGACGGTTCCTGGCCCTATGCAGTAAAGAAAGGTATTAGCTCGGTTTTTTCATCATGTAACGTTCGGCGAGTAACATATTGGGACCGTGGTCACAACAATAAAGCGCATAAAAAACAAAGTGTTATGGCTATACCGCTATCTCATATTGATAGCCGTTATGACGGTCGAATTGTTGGCTGGCAACGTATTACTCAAAACAATGTGAAATTACAGACACGCGCTGTCGACGGCGGTGAGTTCTCAGGAGCGTGCCATATCATTGGCAGTTTACGTGGTGCATCCCGCGTTTGTGTTGCTGAAGGTTTCGCAACTGGTGCATCGGTTTATATAACTGCAAAGAAACGATTTGATGCGGTAATCGATGCTGTATCAGCTAATAACGTCCTCAAGGTCGTCGAACAAATTTACAATCTGTATCCAGGCATGGAAGTCTGGTGCGCACTGGATAACGATCAAAAGTCAGCCAAAAACGGGAAGGGCAACACCGGGTTGAAAGTTGGTATTGAGGTAATGAAGAAATTTCCTCAAACACGTTGTACCTATCCAATTTTTAACGATGATGAATCAGAACTCAGCGACTTCAATGATCTGATGCTGGCCAGAGGAATAACGGAGACAAACCGACAACTGTTCTCAAAACAAAACCGCCTGGCGTTACCTGCAAACATTTTTGATGCCGAGATGCTGGCGTTAACTGTTGCCCCTGTTGCTGATCGCCGCGCCTTTTCACGCCAGCTTATCCGCTGTATTGATGCGGGGATGACGCAATGCCCATCCAAATTATCGCCGCAAGAACTCATCTCGCTGATAAAAATGAAGCTCGAATACGTTGGCGCAGATAAGGCGTTATTTGGCACTGTTTACAACAGAGTAAAGCGTGCATTTAAACAGAAATGCGACAAAGCGCAGGCGTTCCGCTCGTTCAGCGAACGCATCACAAACCCCGCAATACGTCCTGACCATATCACGTATAAGCGGTTCGACACCCCTCATATGACCAGAGAAGTGCTGGACTATATAAAATCACTGAACGGCCCTGTGATAGTCCGCGCCGGTATGGGGTCCGGAAAATCTAAACATCTGCTCCGCCCAATGATGCATAGTGCGCAGCGCGGCGTTTCTGTAGCGCACCGCGTCTCATTGATTGGTGGGTTATGGGACATGATGACCCGTTCTGATGATGGACGCCGGATGCACGCCGATATTCTCCACTATCAGGACCCTGGCTATCAGGAACTGGCACCATATGCCAGTAAGCTGACAATCTGCATCAACAGCATCGTTAAGGGTTGCTGGCAGCCGCTGATGAAAAGTCACGATTTTTTTGGACTGGATGAGGCAACGCAGGGTCTGCGGGCAACGTTGTCTGGTAAGGCGATGGCACACCCTGTTGATGTGTTTAATAAACTAATCGATGCCATTGCATACAGTGAAGATCACGCGTTACTGGTTGATGCCGATGCCAGCGACATCCTGGTCGACATTTGCGAACTGGCTATGGCCAGACGCGAAACGTCTGGTTTATCAACGTGGACACAGATCCATGTCGTGGAGTTGCCTGTTGACGTCAAATATAAAAACGCCACAGGCGAGCGTGTCGCTCGCCGGGTTCTCTATACCGATACCGACCGTATCATGGTTGAGGTACTGAAAGCCGTTAACGCCGGGGAAAAATTCCTGTTAGCTACGGACTCGACTAATTTTGCCGAGCAGCTGCTACTACAACTTCGTGACCGCTGGCCAGAAAAAAAATGGCTGTATGTCAGTCAGGATACAAAACCAGATCAGGAAGTTGTTGAGTTTACCGATGCACCAAACCAACGCGCAAAACTTTACGATGGTTTGATTTATAGCCCTGCGATCAGTTCTGGCGTGTCGATTGAAGAGAAGCATTTCACCCGCCATTTCGGCTGTTTCTGCGGCCAGGTTGTACCGTCAGACGCTATTCAGATGCTACGCCGCGATCGCACCGCTACCGAATTTATGGTCGGGTTAAACAAATTACCAGGCGTTCGCGAAGAAAGCGCAGAAAACATTAAACGCGGCTTTCTTCAGGCTCTACTGGAAACAGCCGAAATTAACGACGAATTTACTGATGCCGTTCTCGATGGCGATCGATTGTCTCTGGGCCTCGCTGATACTACCTATATACGAATGAAATTTAAGGTTGCGGCAATGGAAGCGCAGGCCCGTAATGATTTCGCAAACAACATGATCTGCATTTTATACGCAGATGGCTACAACGTAAGCCACCTGGCAGAAGATGAAACGGCCAGTGCAAAAGGAAAAGAGCTACGCAAAGAATCAAAAGGGCGCGTCTGGGATATGACTGTTCTGCGCCATCTTGAAGCTGAAACACCTGATGAAAACGAGCATAACGAGTTGCTGGCCCGGCGTTCTCTTTCGGAAGCTGAACAGGCGCAGCTGGCCCGCTGGGAGATTGAAAACGAGCTGATGCTCGATGTGGACGAAGGCTCCCTTAAATTCCTGCTTGAAGGGGGTAAAAAGCGGCTGACTCTGGCCGAATTGATGACAATGGACGAATTAACTGCTGCACGTATCGATCGTGAGCAGCAGGCGTTTTCGTTCACGTATCAGTTCCGAAAAGGGCCTCGTAATGAATACGTGACAATCACGGCAATTAATCGCGAGACAGCAGACGCTCAATTCGACAGGATGCAGCCTGGAATTACAGGTTATACCGTTCACAGCCGACCGATTCTGGAAGTCACCCAGCGAACGTATGCGTCACTACACCGTAAGGTGGCCCGCGAATATTTCTCTACCTGCGGTATTGATCCTGATACTGGCGCCGGTGAGGCAACTCAGGAAGGGATGAAAGCTGCGATGGAAAAACTGATGGATGCAAGTACTGCTGACCGGTTTAACAACGTCTTGCGGTTTGGCGGTTATATCAATCCAAAAGGACGCCCTAAACGCCCGGAAACGGTATTTAAACAGATTTGTGAGTCATTCGGTTATGCCACCCAAAAACGCCGCCTGCCACGTTCTCAGGGGCTTGGTTACGTATGGTCGATAGTTCCGGCATCCTGGGAATTTATCCACGGCATTCTGGCGCGTAGAGCCGAGGCATCACTATCGTTTGTTCAGATGAAGCTGGATGTGGCCACGGTGGAAATTGCGGATCTCGATTGCAGATCAACTATAGATATTGGATCTCAATCTGGATCACCTGATACAGCATTTACAGACGCGATGTTGGCAACTATTCATGAAGCTATTTCCTCAATGCCTGTACCGTTGGAATGGGTTCGGAGCGCGTTGAGTCGTGAAGAGTTGGCCCAGTTGTCAGCTATGCCGCCACGATTGATACAGGCTACGGTTGCTGGGTTGTTTATGGCGGACAATATGGGACAGCTATCAGTTGGTCAGTACGTTGAACTGAAGCGCCTACAGGCGGTGTAGCCGGGACAATTTTTCTATTGACGTGATGTGTGCCGTCAGGTTAACGTAACAGCGCTGCAGCAAAATCTGCAGCCGGGCCTC